GTAGGCGTGGCATTGCGCCAGGTGCGGTTCCCAAGCCGTACCGGACCAGTACTGTCTTCGGGTCCAGAGGCCCGTAGTTACGTCCAAGGCGAACGTGTAAGTTCCCGAAGCCTGCGTGAGTATGTAGAACTGGTGGCCCTCTTCCTCGTAACCCCAAGCGCGCCAGTGATAGGCGTTTATGGGGCTCACTATCCGGCGCTCGATTGCGTGGGTGCTGACACGTTTCAGATTGAATCCCTCGGTTCTTACCACGGAAGTGCCGCCGCGTTCGTCTTCGGACATAAAGAAGAAACTGTTATCGAGTTCCACGATGGTATCCGGAACCACCGTCCCGCAACGGATACTTCCGCCCTGCACCGGCTCAAACGGGAAGTCCGCGTTCCCGCTGTTGTACCAGACGTCGATGTTGCGTTTGCCGAACATCCAGAGAAGTTTCTTGTCGGAGGCGATCGCAACCAGTCGGTCGTGACTGGAGAGGCGGGTCTGAATGTCGAGGGCGTTCCAGCTCAACCCGTTAAGCAGACCCGAGATGCAAATTTCGTTCGAGTCCGGAGTCAGGGCGATGAAATACCCGTCGAGGTAGGTTGCCGATACGGCGGGAATCTGGTACACGAACACCGGGAGTCCGGTTCCGGGGGGAGAGGGAAGGTCGTCGCCATTGTCGCAGTACAAATATCCGCCGCTAACCACGATGATCTGGCTTCCATTCGAGTGGATTTGCGGGGCGGGGAACCCGCTGGCGCTCGAAACCGAGCCACGGCTCACAAAGGAAGGAAGTCCCGCGTTGTGGAAGATTTCCCCGTAGTAGTTCCCCGCAACGGCCAGCAGGCGGTCGTCTCCAGCCCAGAGGCAACCAACGGGCGCACCCCACGACAGGTTGACGTAATCCGCCAGCCCCGGCGTGTGCAGGTAGTGGATCTTCGACTTCCCCGACCCGCCGGTGACCTCGGGAAGTAAGTTTATACACTCCTCCGCGTTCGCGTTCGCCGACCGCGCCTGGTACGTCTCGCCGATGAAGCCGTCGAATCTCATAGTTGACGTCCCGAGAGGATGTCGTACCGGCCGGCGCCAATGAACGGGTTGTCGAACACCATCGGCCCCGGCGTGGAGTTGAGACTCTTGATGCGGCCCTTGTACTCGCGGGCCTTGGCCTCGATGGAACCCAGATGCGGCTGAGAAATCTTGGTGATGACGGCGAAGGCCGGCGCGATCTGGGCGGCCAGGCAGAATCGCAACGCGAGCGCGTAGCCGGCCGGCAGAGTATAGACCGTCGCGAGGTCCGCAAAAGCCTCGATCGGGTTCCACTGGTAGAGATACAGGCTTCCAGAGGCCGGTTGGGGCCAAGGATAGATCGTGGCCTCGATAATCGTGTACTCTGGATAGATCCCGGAGGGTTCGCCAACCAGAGTCTTTTGCGCCACAGCTTGCCACTCCTCGCGCGTATAGACGTCAATCGGCCATTCCGTGACCCCGCCCGAGGAAACGTATCCGGCGCCCTCGATCCGGTGCGGCAGGGCGCCGTAGTAGATCGCGGACCCGTCCATCGTGACAGCCGCCCGCCCGACCACCTTGACCATCAGGCGTTCGGTCGCCCAGGAGTCGAGCAATTCGTTCAGCCACAGCAGGCCGTCGTTGTAAGAGTCGGTGTTCGGGCTTTGGCCTGGCCGCAGTACCCCGAGCAAGCGCAGGGCTCCGTAGATCAAACTATTTCCCGTGACGGAGACCACCCCCGCCACTCCGCCGGTACCGCCCCACAATCCGGTTCCGAATCCGCCCATGGTTTCACCTCAGTAGGTAGTCGTGAACTCTCCGTCCCGATACCTTCCACCGTCACAGGTCACCCGATACCAGTAGGTCACGTTGCTCGATTTGCCCGTCAGCGTCGCCGTCCCATCACGTCCTACGCGCGTCTGCGAGATGGTGGGAGCCGCCGCGGTAAATGCCCGCGTGTCGTCGATCTCCCAGGTGCAGGCGGCGGTCGAATAGGCCGTGAACCGGAACACCGCCCCGTCCGCTGTCGGCGTGATCGAGCGCACACGGAAGTCCAGATAGGGGTTGTCTGCCCCAGTGGTCGCCCCCGCCGTGGCCCACTCGACCACGTCCTGGTTCGCGCCGGGGTCCGAGCCATCCGAGGCCCAGCCCTTGTAGGCGCTCGTAGAAGCAAGCCGGAAGTTCTTGGCGGCCCAGTTGGTGTAGTCCACGCTGGCCTCGACCGTGCCGGGAGTGACCACCCCGCTCTCCACCGTGGGAAGCCACATACTCGTCTGATCGCGAGGGGATGTAAGACTGGACCCGCCGCAGCATAGGCGCGGCACGGTGTAGGTCCTGTTCAGACCCGCGGGTGACCAGCCGGCCAATTTGATCTTGGTGGCCTGGAAAAGTCCGTGGCTCCCGGCGAACACGATTTTCAGGTAGCCACCCGAGATGGTCGCGGAACTCGCGGCCGACGTCACGCCCGTTCCGTTGCGTTTGAGCGGCCACCCCCACGACTGGCAACCGCCTCCGAGGTCGTAATAACCGGCCACCGCCGTAGTTCCCGTATCCGCGAAATTGACGATGACGTTATTGCTGAACTTGGATGAAGACGATCCGATGGACGCGCAACCGACCCCCGTTCCGGCGACCGTGAAGTAAGTGTTGGCAGTCTCGATCAGGTTGTCGTCGGCCCAGATGTCCTTCATGGCGACCGTATCGGAACTGATATTGCCCGCCGTGAAGAAAGCGGTGCTGGTGAACGGCGAAATCATGGTGTTGTGCCGTATCCACTGCTTGTCCATCGCGAGAAACGCCATCTGCCCGTAGCCCGTCTGGATGCCTGGACCTCCGAGATAGAGGTTGAATTTATTAAGCCCGGTCAGAGTCTTGATCGCCGCGGAATCTTCGTACAGGTTGTTCTCCAGTCGAATGTTGCGCGGGAAGCGGTGGGAGAAGTTCGGGAAAGAGGGCCAGTTGCCGCCTTGCTGGATGAGCGTCGCCACGCCACGGAAGAGGTTGTTCTGGAACGTCACGTTCCGTATCGAGGTGACGTAATCGGTGTTCATGAAGAAGTTGAGTAAGACGCCGGCGCACGCCTGAGATTGGAACGTCGGAGGAAAGCAGTTCTCCATCAGGTTGCCCTCGACCAGCGCGCCGTCCGTGGACTTGAACTCGAAGGCGTTCTTCGGGAGAAAGGACGTGAACGGCGGAGTCCCTCCGGTGATCGTGCGATTGCTGGCCCCGCCAACCCAAACGCCCCCGGTGCAGGCGTAGTAGGTAGGCCCCGTCGTGTCTTCCCAGAAGTCTCCGTCGACACAGACATTGCCCGTGATGCCCGTGAAGGACGGGTGCCATCCGGCTCCCCAACTTGCGTAGACGTAGAAGGTGCTCGTGTCGGTCTTCCAGTAGGTCTGCGCAGTGACGCCAGTCGCCGGAACCGAAGTCCCTTGCGGCGCGGCGGCATAGCGAAGCGCCCGGTGGGTAGGGGTTTTCTGGTAATGATTGCCCAAGAACTGGAGATGGTTCGGATGGACGGTCTTGGTTGCCGTGGCCTGCCCGCCGATCATGCTCCCGATCGACGCGCCGCCGTGGAACGTGTTGCGGACCAGGAGCGGGCCATTGAGGCTGTACCCGAGGATCGCGTGCGTCTCGCCATCGTCGCGTTTGATTTCGCTGATGTAGGTATTCGTGATCTCCACATCGTTGGCATTGACCAGAATCCCGTCTCTCGGCCCGTTGTCGAAAGCGATCCCATGAAGATAGCAGCGGTCGATGACGAAGTGATGCGAGACCTGCGAGGGCTCAAGCGGCGTCTGGTCCTGGTATCCCGTCCCGAGCGTGATGAGCCTGCCGTAATTGTTCAGGCTTGTCGTCGAGAGCGTCACTTCCAGCCCTCCCAGACGCCAGTACGCCGATGGATGACCGGTAGTGTAGATTGCCTCGGAGTATGCTCCAGCCGTCATTCGGATGGTCGCCATCTTAGCGACGTCGGCGGGAGATACGCGCGTCCTGGGCGGAAGTTCTCCAACCCGGCTCGACCGAATGATGATCCACCCGGTGTAGGTACCCGAGCGTACTGGCAATGTGAAGCCAGTTGAGTCGAAGTTCTCGCCCGCTTTCAGTTCGATGATCTGCGGGCCAGCATTTGCTGCCGCGGCGGTGTTGATCGCGGTCTGGAGATTCGTGGTCGTGCAACCGCTGGCGCACACGGTCTGGATAGTCGGAGCGCCACAGAGAGGTAGTGCTAGAATCAGGAGTGCGATGGCGAGTTTCATCCCTACCACCTTGACAAACCCCTCACCTTCAGCCCCATCCAATCAACCGTTACGGAGTTGCTGGTAGTGCCGCCCGCTGTGTTAGCAAAGTACATACCGGGGTTCGTGGAGTATCTTGGCGCATTCGCCGTCTCCGTCATCTGCGTATTCGATCCGCAAGCGTCGAGGCAGAATCGCACAGTCTCCTGAGTGTCTCCGGACAATCGGAATATTTTCACTCGATGCCAGTTCGTATCGATGGCAACGCCGCTACTTGTCTGCGTGCAGGCGTCTCCACACCAATTGAACTGCCAGTAGGTCCCGCCAGCTTCGGCGCTCAGATAAACAGCATCGTATACGTACGCAAGTTGCGGAAACAGCCCAACGCGAAACGTGGCGTCTGTAACTGTGGCCGATGTCAACTTGAAGATCCACGACATCTCCCATTCCCCATGCCGGATCGTGTCGGCAGTTAAGAGCGTATAATTGTACGCAGGCCCAAGATAGATCTGAGTGTACCCCGAATTTCCCGTTCCAGAAGCAAGTCTTACCTGTCCAGGGTGATTGTCTGTTCCCTGCACGCCACCATCAAGTGACGCTCCAGTGCCGCTAGTCATAGCGCGCCAACCATGAAGTCCTAAATACTTGTTCTCAGCGTTGCTGTTGCTAAAATCCTCTTCAATAAATAAACTCGTCGAATCCGGAACTCGGTCAATCGTGTAAGTGCTTCCCGCTCCGGCATCGGTACCCGCCAGACCATCGCGGGGAGTCAGAACCCGCTCGGCAGATAGTCCCGCGTCCAAGGCGAGGGCGAGATACTGAGCGGCCGCAGGTGCGCCAGTTCCCGCCTGAACCGTCCATGTGTCGGTAGCGGTACAGGCGTAGAGATTGTTGCCGGCGGCGGCGTCGGTGTCGAAGAACATCTCGCCGACAGCGCAGGTTACCGGCGCGGTCGTCCCCGATTTCATCGGTTTCGTGGAGGTCTTCCCGCTGATGTCGAACGTCGATGACAGGGAAAACACCGGGTTCCCGCCGCCCCCGCCATTGGTGACGGCGATCTCGTTGGCGGTGCCGGTAAGCGTGCGGGCAGCGGTGGTATTGAGCGCCGTCCGATCCAGGAACCCGTTGCCTCCGGGGTCCGCCAGCCCCCCGCCTCCGCCGCCAAGTTCCCAAGCGTATGTTCCGGCCCCGTTATTCGCGCAAACATATAAACTCGCGGAAGCCGCCGCCGCGTTCGACCTCGCGTAGAGTTGCCCGACTTCGCCCGCCGCGTCGCATTCAGCCGCCGCTGGCACTCCCGCACCGCGCCGGATATAGAAGTTCGTGGCAGCCGTGAAGTCGTTCGCGCCAGTCCAGGCATTGTTCGCTCCCAGAAGAGGGATTGTGGCTAGATCCACTGCAATCGACGCCACGCCGCCCGTGTCGGTGATAGAAACGCCGGTTCCAGCCGTGACGGCCTTAGTCGAGAAGAAGGCCCGGTCGTCGGCGTCAATGGTGACTGCGGGTGGTGAACCCGTCACGACGTTCAGGTCCGCGATGGGAATGGAGTTGGCCGGGTAGGCTGGTGTCGCCACGTTCGAGCAAGTCATCGTCCCGGTGACCGAATACGTCACCCCGGTCTGCGCATGGCAGACCAGGTTCATGTTCTGGTCAATGAACACCCTCACATCACCGCTACCAGAGGCGTCGTTGAAATGGACGGTTCCAATGGCAATCTCCGCCGGCGCGGAGTTTCCGATTCGCGCCCGGCCCGGCTGAACCGTGAGAGTATGACCAGCGATGCTCGGCGTGAAGTCGGTCAGGTTGACGGTCGCGCCGACGCCTACAGCCGGAGGGGTGTCGCAGATGAAGGTACCATCGGCGTCCATATCAATGGCGAATTTGCCGCTGGTGCAAGCTGTTGGGTTTACGGCGAGGGCGGTGGCGGTGGCGGCGTTCCCCGTGAGCGGCCCACTGAAACCTGTCGCCGTTATCACGCCTCCGGTTGCCGTGATGCCTGCCAGTTCCGTGATCGCGCCCGCCCCGCTTACCGCCGTCATCCGACCCGGAGTGGCAAGGGTCGCCGCGCCGGTAACGGCGTCCGCAGTCATCGCCGGAGCGTTCCCCAACAGGCTTTGCATTTGCATGTTGGTTCCGTCGTAGACCACATCGAACCACTGACCGGCGCGAATGTCGTTCGTCGCAAGGTCGGTCGTGATGCCCCCGGCGACCTTTTTGATCGGGATGACCGCAAGACCATTCAGCGCGAGGCTCGCTGCTCCGGTATTAGCCGTGTTCGCCTTGACACGGTAGTGCGATCCCGTCACGTAAGCGGCGATGGCCGGCGAAAGCGTGCAAGCGTAGGAGTCGGTCGAACCGGCATCGACGCAAAATTGCGGCCCGCTCAGGTCCGTCGCCGTGGCGATGGACGGCGCGCCGGTCGTCGTGGTGATCTTGAGCATCCCCGTGACCAGCCCCGCCATGCTCACGCCGTTGATCTGGTTGGCGCTGACCGCGCCCACGGTGGGACTCGTAGGCGCGACCGAACCGGCCGCTCCAACCGTCATGACGGTCGCCAGGGTTCCGGCGCCCAAGTTGGCCGGGGTAGGCTGCGCCTTTGCTACAACGCCAGCATCCGAGATTGACGTTAGGAATTCGTTCGCCGCTCCGGCTTGAGTTTGAACTCCGTGCTTGACCACCCCGGCGTCGTCCTTGACGGCCAGGTTCTTCGAGGTCGAATCGACGTACACCGAACCAAGTCCGGCCGCGGGAGTACCTGGCGCGGCAATCGCCGTCAAAAACGGGTTGTTGGTGAACGCTGGATCAGCCGCCGCGTTGCCCTGTAGAATCGTGCCAGCCGCCGGAACTGCCAGACCCTTCAGATCCGTGCTTGTGGTCCAGATCGGCAAGGCATAAATGACCGGGGTTCCGCTCGAGGTGACAGTTCCGGCCCCGCCCCCGCAGGTTCCACTGGTCCCGTCCACCAGCACGCAGTTCGTTCCGGCGCCCGTCACAACCGAGGGAACGCCCGCCGTGATTTTGAGAACCCCCGTCAAGTTCGATCTGGTGAGAACGTGGCCCGTCACATCGAGAATTGACACTTCCCCGCCCGCGCCAGGCGCCGGACCGTTCACGTCTCCACCGCCCGGGACGTTAATCATGTTCGCCCCGAGCGTCGCCTCGATCGCCTTCACCTCGGCTGACAAGGCCGTCCAATACCAAGCGGCGACGCAGTTGCCGACCGGGCGGCCGGTCGAATGCGCCGCCGGTACGGTAGCGTCGAACCCCCGAACCACGGTCAAACTCGCCCCGATGAGCGAGGTGACGCTGACCACTTCCGACTCGATGCAGAGAAGCTGGTTCGCCACGATCCCGGTCGCGCTCGCCACGACCACGGTCGTATCCGAGGCCGTGATGGAGCCGCGCAGGGTCGTTTGAACCCGGTTCTTGGCGACCTTCAGGTCAGCGTCGGTGGCGACGGCGGTAGGGTACTTGGCGGTCTGGGCCCCGAGCAACCCGGCGAACAAGAGGGCCGTGAAGATGCGTCTCATGAGATCCTCCTTACTGCGCCGGCGGCGCGCCGACCTGCTGGCCGCCGGGATGCCCGTGGATCGCCTGGTTCAGGCCGAACACGCTGGTTTTGGCGTCGGTCGCCAGCACCATCATGAGTTCGGTGACCGGTTTGCCGAATGCGCTCGCGATCTCTGGGCCGAGCATGTTCGCCAGCATTCGTTCGTAGCCGGGCGGCAGAGCAATGGCCGTTCCCAGCGTCGCCAGCGTCGCCAACTCGTCGTAAACGTCCAGTTCCATAAGGGAGGTACCGGGACTTGATACATACGGTGTCGGCCAGACGGTTATTGTGCCTGTCGGATAACCGTTGTTGTACCACAAGGCTTTCACCCAGAACGAAGTTGCGGACCTGTCTGCGGCTATGACCGAAAACCTCTCGGCGGTCACGATTTCTACGGGTTCCGCATGTTGTCCACAAGTCGATACAGCAACCTTGACTTTCATGGGTCGCGCGAAGTTCCATGTCATTCCAGGTCCGATGACATAATTGTTAGTCAGGTTAGTCAGAACTCCAATCCGCTTCGTGATCTGATGGATTGGAAGCACTTGCGCGTTGAGACTGGCGATCAACAGGTTCAGTCTCGATAAACAGTAGGCGTAGTCGTCGGCGGAAACCGCCTCGCCGGGGGCTTGGTTGATAACGTCCCCCAACGTGAGGTCGATGAGTCCTTGACCGGTCATAGTTCAGTCCTCCAGTGGGAAAGGTGCGGGGCGGCCGGCATGTGGGCGGCCCCGCGAGATTACAGTGAACTTGCGGGCGTTACGCGACCGGCGCAAACGTCCAGTTCAAGATGACCGTCCCGGTCGCCGTGATTGCGTTGGAGCCGATCCAATGAAGCGCCGCATTCAGGTAGACGGTGTGTGCGCCGGCAGCCTCGATGGCGAGGGTGGTGGTGACCGTCTTGAGGTTCGCCGTTCCGTTGCAGTCTGCCGCCGTCTGCCCGGTCAGGATGTTCTCCATGGCCGCGGTCTCCGACAGCAACTCCATGGTGCCGGTGGCTACGCTTGTTCCCAGTCCGGTGTCCGGTTGACTGGCATCGTCGCTCGTCCCCGCGGCTGTCAGAGCAACGCTCATGCTGGACCCGTTTACGAGAATCGCTCCCGCCGGGAGGGTGTACAACAGCGCCCCCATACCGACGTGAACGCCCGCAGATCCGGTTCCGAGGGCCAATGCGGTGAAGGTCAGTTTGGTCTGGTGAACGAACGCATTCCCGTACTCGGCGGCGGTGACGCCGGCGGCGGCGGCCCCGATATTGACCGTGGTGGACGGCGCGACCACCTCCGAACGGACCCAGAGCCCCCCGATGATGTCCCAGATGTTTCGGGTGAGAGGGACGATACAGGGATAGTAGACCCCCGCATCGGTCGTGTTGACGGCCCCGCCCGGATCGCCGTTGGCGAATGCGCCGGGCGGCCCGACCCAGACCTTGGAACCGGTCAGGTGAGCCGTGGCTCTGGTGGGGGCGATACCCCGTTTGACGGTGGCGTTGAGCGCGCTGACGGAAACGACTTCCATCAGCTCGAAGTCAACGTAAAGCAGGCTGGTGGGGGAAATCCCCGAGTGCGCGGTGACCCCCGTTATCGAAGTCAACGGGATCACGGTGTCCGAAGCCCCGACCGCAGCCGTGAGTGTGGTGTAAACCATCGCAGGCATGATGTTCTGTTTCTCCTTTGTCTTTCCGGGGCGTCCTTAGGCGACGCCCCTGTTTTGGTTGCGGGTTAGGACACCACGCGGCAGGCGAACTCCGGAATCGCCACGGCCGAGCCGTACATGATGTCAGCGCGATAGATGAACTCGCGCGTCAGGATGTTGAAGTCGCCGATGATGGCGATGGTCATTCCGGTCTGCGGGTCCGTGGAGCGGGCCTTGAAGTGAACGCCGTCCGGCAGGATCATCGGAACCATCGCGGTGACGAGAAAGTTCGAGTGGTAGACCAGGCCCTGCGGGCTGGTCTTGCTGAGGACGGTCGTGTGCGGGGCAGCCACGTCGTAGCAACGGATCAAATCGCCCACGACGGGAGCGCTGGAGATGTTCTTGTACGGCCCGGTCGGTTCGATCGCCTCGGTGAGAGTGATCGTGCAAGCGCCGGCGCCGACCGTGGTGACGTCTGCGGCGACGGTCCAGTTCTTCAGACTTGCCAGCGTATCCTTCGTGATCGGGTTCACGGCGTAGCGTCCGGCGATCTGAATGATGTCGTTCTTCTTGAGAACGCCAGCCGTGCTCGCGGTCCAGGCGGTCGTGACGAGAGACTTCCCGCTGTAACTCACGACGGTCGGAGTCCCGGCCATGGAGCCGGTCGTGTGGACCCGAACATTCTGGTCCATCAGGAAGTTCAGGCCGGCGGCCCGTTTCATCCGGCCTTCCTCGTACTGCCAGCGAATCCGGGGAGCCGATTCCTGGAGATCGCGCAGTTCGTGGACGAGCTCGACCTCCATTTTCGGGTTGTAGACCACGAAGCGGTCCTTCCCTCCCCGCGGGCAGGCCATATCGTCCAGCCAGGCGTTCGCCTGCTGATAGGTCTTCAGCGAAGTCGGAACCGTGCCGGGCACGCCCACGAAGTTGCTGACTCCTTCGTAGGCCGCCGTGAGCAGGTCCAGATCGTACTGGTTGGCGAGGGATTGCGCCGCCGACTTCAGGTAGCGTTCCCCGAACTCGGAGATGTCCAAAGTGAGTTCCTTCGAGGAAAACTTGAAGGCAACCACCTTGTTCTTGTTGATCGCCAGTTCCACCGTGCGCTCTTCGGTGTCCTCGGGCACGATGGCCGGGCCATCCTGAACCGTGTAACGAACCGGCACGCGGATCTTGAATTTGTCGCCGATTTTGTCGACGGGTTGGCCGAACCGTTCGTCGTAGTGATGACGAATGGACCCGGCAAAGGTCAAATCGTTTTGGAAACGCATCAGGAGTTCATTGCTGATCGCCTGTGGCGTTACCGGCGTGTTGGGCATTTAGTCCCTACCTGTCTTCTTGCGCCCTCCGCACCTTCCTCCAGGCCGGATAGTCCCTGGCGAGTCTCTCGTCGTTGAGCGACGGTGTCCCGCCGGCGGTCTCTCCGCCGACTGGAATAATGGGCTTGGGCGCGCTGGTGACCCTAGCCGTACTGGCTGAGGTCTGCGATTTCTTGTCAGGGGCAGGTGTTGGGGGGGTTACGAGCGTTCTGTCGATCTTGCGGATTTCGGCGAAGATCGCCATTGGCGGAAGTTTCGCGATCCGCTCCAGTTCGCTCCGGTTACAGGCGAGATGGTAGGTCAACCTCGGGCCGGCTCTGGATTCGAGAAGCGCCTGATGAAAGGCTAAAGTCAGAGCGACGTCCTTGGTCTCCTCCATCTTGTCGTCGTAGTCCGCGAATTCGGGAAGCGCCTTGACCGCGGCCAGACTCTCTTCCCACTCTTGCTTCAGACCGTCGAAGTAGGTCTGCGTCTCGGCGTTCCGCGCTTCCTCCGCAGCCTTGACATCCGCCTGGCGTTTTACTTCCGCGACCTTGGCGGCTTCCTGCCGGCGGTCCCAGCGGTTCCAGGATTTCATCCACTCCCCGTAGGGATCGGTTTTGTCCTGGAACTCGGCGTCCTCGAGCATCGGCTCGCGGTCCGTGGTCGCCTGAGCGGGTTTCGTTTCCGCGGTCCCCGGAGTTTCTCCGGCCGGCTTCTCGGCCAGCCTCTGTTCGAGTTCCTTCAGCCGCTCCTCTGCTGCTTTGGCGCGGCCCTCGGACTCGTATCTCTGGCGGGTCAGTTTGTCCCAACGCCTTTGTTCGTTGGGGGTCATCGGCCTTCTCGACTCCTCCGGTTTCTCGGGCTTCTTTTCCCCTGTTTCCTGCTCCTCTTCTTCCTTGGTTCCCGATTCCTCGGCGGTTTTGGCGTCCGGTCTGCCCGCTGGTGCGGGGGTCTCAACCGGGGCCTCGGGCAATGTCGTTGGTGTTCCCTTCTTCGGCGGCCCCTCGCCGCGCTGTTGCGCCCTGCTCCATTTCCTGAACTCCGTAAAGTTCTCTGGCGGCGCCGTTTCGGGCGGCGCCGTTTCGGGCGGCGCGTCCTGTGTATCTGCGGGCGCAGTGGTGATTACATCCGTGGTAGCTGACAAGGTTTCTCCTTGGATTCGATCCGGGTGTACTATGCCCAACCCGTAGGCGGGGTTAAATCAGACCGTATGAAAAATCGCGCGGCGCCCGGTCATTTCCCAGTCTGTCGATGTTCCTTCAGTTCCTGGTAGATCCGTTCGAGCATCCGGGCGTTTGAGTCCAGCCGTTCCAGGACTCCGGCCTGCACTTTCTCGACCAAAGCAAGTCGCGTGAACAATTCGGCCTCGACCGAGTGCCGTTGCGCGGCCCAACCGCCGACCCCTGAGAGTAAGATCACTACCAGCACCCCGATGGCCCAGTTCAGACTGATGAACCGTTCTCCGTTTTCGCTTCGTATCCGCATCGTGAATGTCCTTTCAGCCTGCGCTTGCCTGCGCTGCGGCGCGCCTCACTGCCACGGCGGGCGAGGGGCGAGGGTTCTTCCTACCTCTCGGTGTCCCAGGGCGGCTCCTGGGGGGGCTTCAGCGTGCCCGGCGGGGGGAACTGCCGGATGTAGAGTTGGACTCCCGCCCAGCCGGTAAACAGTGCGCTCGCAACGCACGGCTTCCAGAAACCCCAGTCGGTCAAATCGTACTCCATGAAATACCCGGCCACTCCCGTGGTTCCGAGATTGCCAAAGCTCACGATCACGGCGGCCAATAATCCGTGAACCCACTGACGCCAAGTTAGCATGGTACCCTCCAAGATTTAATCTATATGTCTCCAAGCCTTGTGGAGTACGATATTACTCACTTGGCTTGGATCGATTCCGTATTCCCTGGCTACCGTTTTCTGCGGAACGCCCCCCACACAAAGCCGACGAATCGCACCCACCTCGTGAACCGTCAATCTGCTTCCGCCATGATTCTCACCCCTTGTGTCGGCACTCCGACCCTTGGTGATACAATCATTATTATTGTCGGCCCGTGTTCCGATGAACAGATGGTCTGGATTGATGCAACATGGATTGTCACACTTATGAAGGACACAGAGCGGCGAACCCAGATCAAAACCAAGCCATACCGATGCTGCAACGCGATGCGCCCTATACTGTGGGGCTTTACTCCTACCCGTTCCAATCCGTAGCGAACCGTATCCATCGGGAACGGTATATCCAGTCCAGTTCACACACCCATTCGATCCGTTTTTGGAATTCTTGCATAGCCGAACCGCGACATCCTGAAAGTCTCCCCGTTGAGCCATTTCACACCTTCTCTCCGGGCCAGCCGTGTTCGATCCACCAGTTGTGCCAGCCCTTGCCCAGGGCCAGGACGAACTTGTCCCAGCCGTCGCGCGTGTCTTCCTTCATGTTCTCCCGGCTCTTGTCGTAGGTGTCCAGGAGCTTGAC